TGGCTGGAAATCTAATCCGGTGATGCTTCTATTACTACCTGAACCCGCATACGTCAGTACATCAAAATTCTCTGCTGGCGTAACGGTTGGGGCAGCGAGATTGCTGGTGTTCAGGCTTTTGAATCCGGTGGGAATCTCATATGCAAATTCAGCGTTGTTTGGTGTGCCTGTAAACTGCCCAGCAAATGTGTTGTCCTGACCGAAGTTCCAAGTACAGGGGTTTCGATAGGTTTGAACAAAGTAGTATTCTGCTGCCGTTATTGAAGTGCCTCCGCTAGACCCCACCGTACCGACCCAAGTATCGTTCAACCCCCACCAGACTGTGTTGCTATCTAAATCCAACGCAATCTGTAATATGTCACCAGAGGAGATGCTAGAGAAAATACTGGTAGTGCTACCGTTGTGGTACATCTGTCCGGTTGTGCGGTAGATGACGTACCCGAAAGCTGAACTGCTCTGGCCGATGTAGTTAGAGGTATTCTCTAAACAATCAACCCTCCCGATACCAGCCATTTGGCTGCCAGCAGAATCATATCTAACCTCGGCATACCATTTACCAGAGCTAACTGCGATTGTTGACGCAGCCTTGTTGTATGCGTGAGAGGGGCTTAACGTAAGGTTGCCTTCGCTGAAAGTATTAGACCCAGATGCGACTACATCAGAAACCGGATTTAACGTAGCGTAATTCTTCGGGTACGGCACATCCAGCATGACATCGTGGCTACTGATATTCGTCGGCGTGAAATGATTCTTGTTGCCGCTTTGGTCGCCTCCGATATAGACGGGGTTTAGCTCTAGCGGGGCTGATGGCGCAGTAAAGCTGGCCGTGTGTCCTCCAGAATTGCTCCAACGATAATCAAATAGGTAGCCAGCGTAATTGTTGCTACCTGAATAGCTACTGGCATATACCCGACCTACCCTAGCAACCAAGCCGCTGTTTGTCGGGGTAAACGATATTGAACCAGAGTCTTCTAAATTCCCGTCAACAAACAGATAAAGAGTAGACCCCGTGCGAGAAACTTCAACATGATGCCAATCGGTGTCATCGTTCGTGTAAGTTAATGAAACCACATTGTTTGATGACGAACTGTCCCGCAAGGAGACGCTCACGCTAGTAGATGAAACATTGGCGGTTAAGCCGTCATATACATTTCCATCATTGACGTTTGAAAAAACAGTGCCAGTGGATGAGCCATTTGGCTTAAACCAAAAATCTAACGTGAAGTTGTTTGTGGTTGTCCTGAAATCAGAGGTGGTTCCAATGTTTAGGTAATCCCCGCTACCATCAAAATACATCGCAGTTGATTTCGCTGCGGCTTCGTAGTGAGTGGAGGCTGTGCGGGTTACTGTGCCGTTTTCTGTGACACCGTGACTGTTGTGAGATTTATCTACATCATCCCAATCAGAGTCACTGTTGTCAGGCTGAAGGAGTAATTCAGTGTCAGAGTCATCTGTAAACTTTTCGGTGGGGACATCGAAGGTGTCGGTGTAACGAATGCTGGAACTAATTCGCGCATCGTACGCATAGCCGTCTCCCCAATAGCTTGAGCCGAAGCCCTGTAAAGTCCCTAAATGCAAGGGGTAAGAGGAAGAAAAGCTATAGGTTTGAGATTTTGTGCCTTGCGCGACCAAAACACCATTCAGCCACAATTTGTTATTATATGTCCCCCCGCTAGAGTCGTACGTTACTGCAACGTGATTCCATTTATTATGCTCCCAATCTACGCTTGAAATAATTTGCAATCCGTCATTGTACCACGCTAACCCATAAGTTGAGTTGATATACAAAGTAAACCAATCTGGCCCTTTATGACCAAACAAAGTACAATAACCCACAGTGTTTTTTGTGTAGTACCAACCTTCCAGCGTGTAGTCTCCGGTCAGGTTGTAATCACCAGTAGAGCCGTCCCATATCTCTAGGTAATTCGATGTGCTACTTCCAAAGTCGATGGCCCTACCGTCACCAGTGAAAGGATTGCCAACCTTGATGCTATGCTCTGTACCGCCAGTGGCAGTAATCGTATGCCCCGCTGCCACATCAACAAAAGTCGTGTCGCCATCGTTGCGACCCACGGAGGATACGAGGAGGTCTGCATCGTGGGCTGGCTGGGCGTCGATATGGAATCCGTTTGTGCCGAATGAGCCGGTGTAGGCTTTTGGTTTTAAGCCGCCATAGTCGTTTGATTCCGTAAACGAGGTGTGGTCTAGTGCGCTACCCTCGATGCCGTATATGTCTGCAAGGTATCCACTGAACTTGTAGCTATTGTTTCCGCTCCATCGCCCGAAATAAACATTGCCCCACGCCGCGTATGAATCTGTTCTAGTTAAGGTTTGTGAAGTCCCGTTAACGTAAAGTGTTATTGTGCCAGCATTGCACGAGATACAAATATGATACCAACTTGCTGTATCCCTAAAAGCAGCGGAAGAAATGCTGTAAGGAGAGGAGCCGTCCCATAGTGAAATTTTGTCATTAGCGTCAAAGTTAATTCCATCATCCCCACCCCAGCTAAAGAAGTATTGCAGCGATGACAGCTTGGAACGCTTAACCCACATCGAAACAGTCCACGTTGTGTTGGTGCTTCCAGTTGCTTTGTATAGGTCATCGGTCGCATTAAACCGCAGTGAGCGGGTGACAGGGTCTTCGGCTGGGGTTGAGTCAGCCGCTGCGCTTCCTGCTGGCAATATGAGGTTAGCTCCCATTCGATTAGCTCACGTTCAGTTGACGGCCCACTTCGAGTAGGTTTGTGCCGTCTCCTCGGAATACGAGAATGTCTTTCGCACTGGCAGTTGTAGTCAGCGTAGGAGCCGTTCCCCCAGCCCATTTAAACACTGCATCCCAAGCTGCGGTGCGACTTCCCGTGCCATCTTGAATAATTGTGATTGAGTAAAACCCACCGTCCTGAATGCTGGTAGGTGCATCAAAGGTGGTGTTATTTGTGAGGGTTAGCTGGCAGACTTGATTAGTGCTTAAATCCCAATCCTGCGTAGCATCAAAAGTTAGCGTAGTGCTGTTGAAGTTTTGGGCGGCAGACCATTCCGTTGATACATCAGTTTTGCTGGTGTCGGCATCGTAAGCTTGAACACCTCCAGCAGTGTCGAAGGCTTTTTCTGCTGCTGCGCCTAGCCCTAAATTGGTGCGGGCCGTGGATGCGTCACTGGCGTTTGTTCCGCCATTAGCAATAGCTACTGTACCGCTCAACTGAGCTACACCGATTATTTTGTTGGTCAGTGTTTGGGTGGCAGATGCGCCAACGATCTCCTGATCAGAGCCAGCAGGAAGCGTGAGCGTGTTGGTTACAGTGGCCGAATGCGGTTGGGCAATAATAGTCTGCCCGTGACTGTTTGATTCGCAGTTCAGCTTAATTGCCCCAGCGTTGGTATTGCCCTTAAACACCGTTGCACCTGTGCCATCTGGAGCAATTACGATGTTGCCGTTGGCAGTGCTAGTGTTTACTTCGTTAGCACCAACATCTAAATTGCCACCTAGCTGCGGTGTGGCGTCTTCGGATACGTTAGCAATCTTCCCGTTCCACGTTGATGCGCTGGCTATATTGCCGTCCGGTAGGTTGCCTGTTACGTCAGCAGTTAAATCAATTTGAGCTAGAGTAATCTCCTGACCGCTCAGAGTTAAATAGTCCGGTGTTCCTGCTAGGGTTACAGGGGTTGAGTTGTCTGTTCCAGCAGCATCAGCAGTGCTAGTAAAAGTAATCTTATCTCCATCCCTAGCAATAGTAAGGCCAGTGCCAGCCTCTAGAACTATGTCATCTGTGGCTGAGTCGCTACCAGTTAGTCTAATCTTTTCCTCGTCAGTGTTATCACCATCAACAGCCGACACACCGTAAGTGGTGTTAGCGTCAGTGGTCATGTCATCCACAACAAAGTTTAACTTACCAGCCGTATCATCGTAGGTAACAGTGCATCGAGTCTCAGTGCCACCGTCAACCATTGCGCCAACGATGTCCTCAACTGTTTCGGTAAGCAGGTTAATAGTTACTGCACCGCTCGTACCTCCGCCGTCTAGATTAGTGCCAGCAGCAACAGCAGTAATGTCGCCACTACCTCCACCACCGCCACCAAGGCTCTGACCTAATTGACTTTGACTCATACTATCACCCCCGTAAACCAGCAGTCTGCTGAAGATTTTGTTAAAGTTGTGTTTGTAGAAGAGAAGGCAACATATACGCCGCTTGTAAATCTAAGCCCCCTAACAGGAACCTCTAGGAAAAAGTTGTCTCCAGCCTTTACATATATCGGATGGATTGATGGCGCAGTACCGTCACTTACAGCACTAGCACTATCGAACACCATAACGTACTGGTCGGAAGATGCCTTACAAGAACCGAAAAGCCCCAGCAGGGAACACCCGCTAAGACTAACCTGCAATTCATCATCCCAAGTTGTGTTGCTTACTACCTCGCCTATGTCGGCAATATCTTTTCTAGCCATTAGTCACTCCACGCTTTTTTAATTTGTTTCTTGCTGTAGTCGGACTTCCATCTCCCACCCTTGCATTCTTGATCGTAGTAACCCTTGAGAACACCGTCTTTCATGTTCGTAGGGTTGGAAGCGTTTCCTGTAAAAGACATTGCCTGTGGCTCCTTCACTCTTGAGTATCCAGCAGGGCATCGGTCTTTGTCCTTGGCGAGTCGTATCTCTTCTATCCTCTCGCCCTTATCATTTTCATAAACATATATCGGCATCTTACACCAATCTGTAAAGCGGAGGGAGCAGGGCTTTTTACTTCCCCACCCCCTCCATTGTTATTGTTTAGGCATACGCGCTCTTAGAACGCAACACCACGAACCAGTTCTCATTAAGAACCTTAGCGGTGTAGTATGCTTTCCAGCCAATCGTGGTGGTCTGGTTGAGTGGATCGCTCTTGTCAGGAGTGTCAGTAATGACAATCGAAGGCGACTTAGGTGACTCACCGGATAAGGCAGGTACACCAAACGCCTGACCACCCATCACGAAGGAGGTGAAGATGTCACCAGAGGCACTGTAAGTACCCTTGGCTCCACCGGACGCCTCAATGAATGGGTTGGTATCTTCGATGACTTTAACTCCGTGGAAGGAGCCGACCTCACCCTTGAACAATCCTTGGACTGCGCTGTACTTGTGAGCTTCCAGCCAATCAGTGTTGTTCATCAGATCACGAGTCACTTGCGGGGAAGCAACCATAACGTACTGACCGCCAATCTGCGGGGCACGGTTGATCTTCAGTTGAGTCACGCTGTCCAACAGGTCAGTTGCACCAATTTTAGTATTGGGAACCGTGTCGGCAGCTAACTCAGCCCAAGTAGGAGTAGCATCACCACCAGAGTAACGCTTGGTACGGCTGTCGCTCTCGTCGCTGTCGGTCTTGTTCACCAACTCGTCACGGATAAGGTCATCCATGTAGAGGGCAGCATCTTCGCCATTAGTCTTAATAGCTTGCTGCATGATGTTCAGGAGCGAGGTAGCGTTGAGAACGTCAGTCACGCCGATCACCTGACCGATTTGGTTCAAGGTGGCATCGACGTAGCCGAGCGATAACTCACGGTAGTTGCTGCTGCTAACGGCAGTACCCTCAGTCAAGTCCTGCACACTGGCAGTAGAAGGCTCACCGAAACGGAAGAACCGAATGGATTGAGCCCCCGCGTTCTTGGGGAGTGCTGCGGTTTGAGCGAACTCAGCCTTGCGTAAAGACTGAACGGCGTAGTCTAGCAGTTGCTTGCTAAAGTACGTTTGGTATTGATCCGCCATTGTGGACGGATTCGATGTGCTTTGAATAGCCATTGTTTATGCAATAAGTTAATCCATTAGTAGCCTCCTCCTGCATCTACTTCCGCAGCGCGGCGTTCGAGTTCCGCAAACTGCTCTTCCGGTGTCAGTTCGTTAAATGAACGATCACCAGTTGGGGCAGACGGGTCAGAGCCTCCAATGGAGAGTTTTGATTTTAGACCAGCATTCTCTTCAGTGAGAGTGTTGATCTGTTCTTGAAGCGAGGTAGCTGATTCTGCTTTCTGCATATTGGCAACAATATCTGCCGCATCTATAATGCCTCCTGAATAAGTTGCTAAGACAGGCCGCTCTTGGAGTATTTGATTAACAGCTTTCCTGAAAGACGAATCTCCATCTTTTAATTCAGGGTAGGATTTAGCAGCTTCGTTGAAATTAGCAGACCATTCTTCTTTGAATTGCCCTTCATTTCTAGAAACCTTATGATCCTGAGCCATACCTCTGACCTCTTCGGCTTGCTCTCTAGCCTTCTCAGCTAAACGCATTTCACCTTCAAGCTCAAAGTTTCTGGCTGCTGCTTCATAGTCCTCCGCAGAGTTGCCGTCCGAATCAACAAATTCCTCTGGCTTGCCTCGGTCATTAAGCGATTGCCTGACTTCCTCAAGCTCCTGCCTTTGCCGTGCAATTTCAGATTTTTCGTCATTCAGTTTGCGCCAAGAATCGTTAAGCCGTTTTTCAGACTTAGTAGACTTGCTATCTGCTTCACTTTTCAAAGAACTGTCAGGCACTTCTGGAGGCCCAGCTTCTTTTTGCGGTTCAGGTTCGGCAGGTTTCTCCGGTTCCGCTGGCTTCGGCTCAGGTGCTTCAGCTTTAGGTTTCTCCGGTTCGGGCTGACTTTGTTCGTTCCGCCTCTGCTCGATATCAGCAGTGGGAACTTCAGCAGGGTGCGACCCCTCATCATAACCCGATAACCTGTCCTGTTCCGCAGCCATTTGCTGTAGCTGCTCCAATGTTACGCCCTCTGTTTCTTCACTCATTTTTTATCTTTGTGCATTTTTTCAGATAAGCTCGCACGTTGCCTACCTGTAGTGTGTCTTATAGTTTCGCCTAGGCCCGACACCAGCTTCGGCGTATTCGGGATGTCTTTACGTTTCGAGGTCGCTTGGCTCATCCCCTTCCAAGTCCTCGTAAAGTTCTTTGTTGGCAAGTGACTCTATCGCACTCACACAACCCTTAAAACCATTAGCAAACCCTGCGCTGAAAACAAGGTCTTTTTTATCCTCTAAGCAATAAGACTGATTTCTTATCACCATATTCGCAAGTGTTTTGGAAAACTTCTGCCCTGTATCACTCTCTAGGAATAATAGTAGTTTGACGGAATCTTCCTCTTTCCACTCCGGTTCGGTTGTCCATTGTACCTCTCTGGCGAACAGTAGCATCGCCCTTATCTTTCTAAACATATCTTACTTCCTTTTCTTAGGTTATCTCTTTTCCACATTGGCTTTAGGTTGCTGAAGTGCCAACAAGCTTCAAACTCTTTTTTATTCGATTGGTCGTGGGCGCATACTGGGATGTGGTGGTCAATGTGCCAGTGAGTGCCATAGTTCTTCCAGCTCATTCCTCTCTTAAATTGAACTTCAAGGTGCTTCAGGAAATGCTCCCTACTACATCCTAGTGTCTTTTCAGCTAACTTGCTCTTACCTTTTATTAACCTGCTTATTCTGCTTCTAAGGTTTGCTATAATTCTTAGGGCAGGGTTGCTAAGGAAAGCCTCTTTTCTTTTTTGGCTTATTATTTCTTTATACTTACTTTTGTAAGCCTTCTGCTGTGCTCTTATCTTTTTTCTGTTTTTCTTGTAATATTCTCTGCCTCTCTCATTATGCTCTTTTTTATTCTCCTCGTAATACTCCTTATACCACGCAGCTATCTTTTTCTTGTTTTTCTTTGCGTAGGCTTTTCTGGTTTCAGGGTAGTTATTTTCTCTACTGTTGTTGGATTTGTTCGGCATCAGGAGCCCCCATTACCTGAGCCTGACGATCCATAGCCAATGATTCAGCAGACTCAGCGAGTTGTTTTCGTAGCTGTCTTGCTGCATTGGTATCAACCTGCTCGTATGCATCAAGTAGCTGGCTTATCCTTTGAACGACTAGTTGTTGGGTTGTTTGAGATATGGCATCATTATCAGCCATCTTATTGTCTAAGTAACCTACAAGTGTGGCGATCCGAACTTCAAATTCCTCGTCACCACGCACCGGAACTGGCATACCCACCTCCATAATTCCGATGTTGTTAGCTTCCTCAAGAGATTCTGTTTGCTGCTTGAACTGCGGATCAATGTACATCCTGCGAACCAAAGACGGATCGTCCAGTTCCAGTATCGAGCGATCCAACTCAGCTTGGTTGATATAGGGTGAGCCAGCGAATAACTGCTTGCGCCCCATAGCTTGCTGTAGTTTGAGCCCTCGGTTCTGGCTGTCAGGCCCACCTTTAGGTTCTATCACATACTCACCGAAGAATGCGTCAGGTTCCAGTTGCCCGTTATCTTCACGGTATCGGAACTCCAAATCTTCCTTCTTGTACTGTAAGTATAGCGACCAAGACTGACGGTATAGAGAGCCAAGCGACAGGCGGAACACGCGAGCCCGTAAGTCATTGGACTCTGCCATAAGCCCACTAATAGCATTGATCTCTGTGGCAGTTCGTCGATCTCCTTTACTGCTCATCGAGTTAACACCAAAGTCAGGCATACCGATCCGCTGCTCTGCAATGAACCGAGTAGTCTCAATCTCCTGATCGAAGCTGATAGGAGGCTGGGCCATCTGCACTGGTGCTAATCCAACTGGTAGAATTTGGGCTGGGGAAAGGCGAATGTTGCTGCTGTTGGGTACATCCCTGTCCGACTTGAACATAGGACGATTGTACAGCGTCATCGCATCGTGCTTGTCATTCCACATCTTACATAGAGATGCTTCAAACGGGGCGATGATTTCGCATACCCCACGAGGAGAGAACCAGCCCTTATCTTTAATCTCATAACTGAAGTCTACAAACGGATACTCTCCGTGATTGTAGTCCAGTTCCATTGAAGAGCGTATGTCCATTTCAGGAATCTCAGGGCAGAATGTTTCTACTATCACCTTGCCTTCGCTCTTGTGGTACACCTCCCAAAGGATAATGCGGCTCATATCTGAGGAGTAGTTGATTCCTTCTCGTCGATAGGTTGTGACCTCCTTCTCCGCGCTATTGCCAGCTTTATGCCTCTTGGATTGTACAAGTTCCACATCCACGCCTGAGTATTTCGGGTCGTTCTCGAAAGCCTCGACACTCATCTGCATGATGTGAACTACCCTCTCGGAGTCTTGAAGATTCTTGGTGCGGTCTGGCACTACGATCATCATAGGGTCAATCGAATCGTACCTGACCTGCTTCTTGTCTGAGTCCCAATAAACCTTAATTGCAGATCGTCCCGTCATTAGTCCGTGGTCAATCCATGTAAGGCACTCAGTTAGGAAATTAGTTTTCTCTTTGGTCTGGTAATCAAACCACCGCTCGGCTGTTACAGTCATGCCGTTGTCCTGCTGGCGCATAGGAACGAACGAGGCAATCGTATCCATACCCACAACCTGCATATAGTAGAACGGCTTCAGTCTCTCGATAACTGAGTCGGCTAAGGGGAAGTGCAAGTCACTGGCGTTACGCCAAGGTTTGTTCTTACGGCGCAGACCATTGTGGCGCATCTCATACCACAGCTTTTGTCGTGTCTCCCAGCGGGAGCGGTCTTGTATGTCTACAGTGATCGCGTCACTTAGTTCCTGTCTATCAATCATCTTGTTTCCTTAGTTGGTACTCTAAATCGTTTACTGAGTGAAGTGCTTCCTTGGCCCAACGCTTCACAGCCTCCCCTGATCCTTTAACAGATTCAAACTCAGGCATCTCTGTTAGACGCTTAACATTGCCCTCTGGCAACCTAGTAGTTGGTAGCGGTCTGAGGCTACTGCAACTGGTCGTTAATATGATCAGCAGTATGCTTATGCACTTTAGCGGCATCTTGTTCCTTTATTTCCTTTTTAGTAGCTGCCCTGTTATTAAGCCACCACAGCCAGATTGATAACCCAGCCCCAGCTATGCCTAAGATTCCTTCTATGTATCCCATCGTTAGAGTACGGTGCTTTGTTTCAAGGGCTCCCAGAGAGAGGTGCGAGCCGTTACGGAATCTCTCCGCACACCATACGCACCGCACTGTAGGAATTACTATTAGCATAAACGGAAAGATTCAAGTTTCTTATGTATCGGATATTTCGAATCGGAGAAAACCCCTGTCTGTAAGAAACTCATTTTATCCTTTCTCCACTTTCTCCGAGGTTCTCCAAAATACTCACACTAGAATATAATAGAATAGATTAGAGTAAATTACATTATATTATCCTCTATAGTTTAGTCTCCAGAGAAGCTTAGAAATGTTAGCAGCAGTAGTATCAACCCATTCCTCCTCGGAGCATTTATCTATAGACGGGTACTCTGCGTGTAGGCATTCATGTATCAATACCTCCAGCCTGTACCGCCCCTTGAGTTTAGGGCTTATAGTTATGGACTTCTCCTTCTCCTTCGGCGGGTTATCCGAATCACAGCATAAGCCGTCTATGTCCTCTATGTGTATGTCAAACTTGCCCGTACTAAACTGATGTGTCTTTACGCCCATTATCCAGCATCCATTCCTCCTACGCCGTGAGTGACACTGTATCCATCCCCCTCGTCAGGCCAGATCATATCAAACACGCTTTGCCTCCCGTGCTGTACAGTTGGGTTGTTTATACCTCCGCAGGTTAAGGCTCCTACAACCGCATCCCCTCTGTCCGGTGAGTTGATGCCACGGGACTTCATATCGTCCTTGCTCTCCAGCATTAGCTTTCCCTTACTGTTTGTCTTACCTAATCTGGTGGTAAGCTGCTCAATAAGTAAATCGTCCTCCGGCAGTATAGCCTCTGCCTTCTCAATTATACGGGCCGACTCATACCACATCTCAGCCCCTCGGTTTCCGTAATGCCTGTCATCATAGGCTCTTGAACCATTGTTCACCCTGTTAACCGCCCATCCAGCTTCAGCCAAAGCGTCACACATAGGTATGCCCAGACCTCCAGCGTCAGCGTATATACAGCTTGGGTCTAGGTCTGCCTTCTTAAACTCCATAATGAACCTACCCACAGAGCCCATAGTATTACGCTCCTTCCAGCATTTCAGCGGTAGAATCTCATTACCCTCACGGATACATAGCACATTCTCGTCACCCCCAGCCGCGAAGTCACAGAAGGCTACACGCTGACCCTTCCTCTTATGCGGTGGATTCTGATAACAGAACTGTAATGTGTTGTAAGGTATAACCAGATTCTCAGAGCCCAAGTCCATGAACTCCCCGTATATCATAGACCGGATCAACGGATGCTCTGCACCCCACTTCTCCGTCTGCTCATCAATCCACGACTGCGGTATATGTGGACAGTCAAATGCAGTGACACTATGAGTTTTCCAGAAACTAGCCTCTTTCGTGAATGCTTTGTAGAACGCACCCTGCGGCCCTCCGGGACTTGACATCACTAACAGTCTGCTTGGCTGGCAACGAGCGATAGCTTCATATATGGAATCAGGCACAGTCTTAGCCTCATCGACCACCATCAGCAGATTGTCTGTCGGCCCCTGCCTATGCCAGCCCTCAAACTTACCCGCATCATTCGTACTAAACCCAATCGCCCTGCTGCCATTATTGAACTCTAGCTCGTTACTTGTCACCCTCCAGCCATCCCCTAGGTTCGCAATATACTTACGCAGGTTCGGCCATAGCTGATCTTCCACCTGCCGCCATACCCCAGCCGTTGTAATGGTCAGGCTTTCTGGGAATCTTATCATGTGCCACAGAACCGCGCTTGCTGCGACGAGAGAGGTCTTTCCTGAGCCGTTTGCTGCCTTCATGGCTACACGGGCCTCCTTGAAATTAAGATCGCTTAGAACGCGTTTCTGCCACTCATACGCCTTTAGCCCTAGGAATAGCTCTGGAAAGTTCTCCAGTTGGGCTGCTCTCTCCACGATTGTACGCTTTGTGAGCTTCTTTTCGCCCTTTTTGGCTACCTTAGACTGTACAGCATTGGTGATTTTGCGGGAAACTTTGGTACTTCTCAGGGGTTTCTTTAACTTTAGGGCCACTTTTTTGGTGCTCCGATAATTTGAGGTGGGTAGATAGTAACTATACCGTGCCGTTGGGGGTGGTATCCCCCCGTGGTGTCACGCGTTCGGGTGCGGATTGGAGTGCTTTTAACAACTCCGGCGACACCGTGCCCTGCGTTTCCTGTTTTATTTCCTGTCGATCCGTTTTATTCCACTGGCCGTGGCGGCGTTCGAGGATGGCAATGGCCAATTTCCCGTCACGTTGGGATGCCTGAGTGGCGAGGGCGACGAGGTGATGCTCATGGTCAGCCGTTGCTTTGTCTATCCGCAATTTCAGGGCGGGATACATACGCGTCCACTTCTCAACCTGCGGCACGGATAACTCCACGAATTTCGCAGCGGATTGAACGGAGAGTCCCTCGCGGATGACATCGCAAAGCTGGTCAATCTTTTCCTCGGGAATGGGCGGGAGTTTGGTTGGTTCGGCTATTTTAGGCATCTGGGGATTTATTTCAGTTGGTGGCGTATGTATATGTGTAGAGGGAGAGGGAGTCAACTCCAAACCTCGGATGCAGTCGCGTCTACAAGCGTGGCGGGTCATCTCCTCGCATTGCGGGACACTCAAGTCCATCCTGAAGCGAGGCAGCGTGTAGGTTTCCACGAAAAAATTATTAGTTGAAACAGAGAGCCACTTCGGTGGGCGCGTCATATCAGGCGTGCGCGGCGTGGAGCGGGTCAGAGAATCAATAATCTGATCGCAGCTAAGAAACGCCACTCGCCTCTCATCTGGGTCACTGGCCTTAATCTAATCAAGAAAAAGGAAAACCAATGATAACAGAACAAATCAACCTGAACGGAATAGAAACACCAGAGCAAGCAATCAAACCTAAGGCTCCAAGTGAGGCGGCGGTGAAGAAAGCAGAGAAGGAAGCAGCCAAGAAACAGGAAGCAGAAGAGTTGCAGACTCAGCTAAACCTCAGGCAAGAAGAGGTCATTCGCTGGCATCGTAACAATGAACACTCACCTTGGCCTGAGTATCCGCAAGGAAAGCGCAAGGAAAACGGTGAGATCAAAGAGTACATCCAGCGTATCAAACGCAAGTAAGTAAAAAACCAATCCGGTCAGTGATCCAGATGAGAGGTTGAACACCTTTCTTCAAGGCAACGGTGAGCCTCAATCACCATAACAAACTAATAAGAGAGTAGATACTATGGAAAAAGTAACTAAGAAATCAGTCCGTAAAGCAGAGTTGTTCTTCGATCCCAAGCTAAATAGCAGCGGTGAGGTGAGCGGCGATGGCTTAGGTTTACACACTGCATCACTTCGTGGTCTAGAAAAGGACACCTTAACTAAGGCTCTGAATGGTGCAAAGATAAACAATATAGTCATGCGCGAGGTCACTTACAAGTGGCACAATCCTGACCACAAGATGAAGCTAGATATTCTTGCGTCCAAGGGTGCAGAATGGATGGCTGATCCAAATCAGGAGAGCCAAGCTGATGCGGTTCAAGAGGTTAAGTTAATCCCTAACAACTACCGCAATGCTGCTAAGATGATGGACTTGGAACACCGCAAGATCACTCCAGACGCAGACGGAAACGTAGCTGAACTGGTTGACTTGCTGGACAAGAACAAGAATCAAGTCATTGACCCCAAGACAGGACAGCCAAAGCAGGTCTGGAATAAGGCTGGCAAAACGCTGTTCTCATCTAAGGAACGTGAAGCATTCTTCAATCTAGCGCACCGCTGCATCGAGTTAATGCCTGAGCTAGAGGGACAACACGGCGAAATCAGAGAGGACTTCATTGCCGAGGGTGGACGTACAGTGACCACGAAGGTAACGAAGGGCTCGATGGTTCAGACGTTAGTCAAGCCACGCAAGGGAGCAGCACCATCCAAGTCGTTCGACATTCAGGGAACTGAATACTCATCGGCTGAACTGGAGCGTCTCGCTGCCGAAGGACTGATTCAAATCAATCAGCAGAACTAATTAGTAAACCAAGAGAGGGTCGGGGAGTAACATCCTCGGCTCTCTCTTTTTATTTCAAACCAAAGGAAGGAGGATAATCCCGTGAGCATAGAGAAACTTGAGAAGATTAAAGAAGAAATCAAGCAGAGCAATGAGGCTAGGATAGAGAAGGAGACGCAAGGCATGGTAGCAGCAGCCTGTTTCACTCTAATGCTAGTTGTCTGCACAATCCTGATCGTCATCGGAGCATTCAAATGAGCCAAGATCAGCACATAACCGAGCTACTCTGCAAGATTCAGGTGCTAGAGAAGAATCTGCAATCATCCAGCAGGTGTAGCGTTAAGATGTATAGAAGCTTAGGTGAACGCATAGATAATATAGAGCAGTTCATTAACCTAAGATACAGTTCAGAAGAACCCCTCAGTGAGAAGGAAAAGGACTTAATGGAGGGACAATTCCAATTATTTAAGGAGGACTAAGCAATGAAAATAGATAAAGTATCCAAGCTTGAGCAAGATATGATTCACACAAACCTAGGCATGAAGATGATTGTCGAGCGTGTAGAGAAGGAGTTACTAGCCATGAAACAATCCTTTGACCACATAAGGAGAGAAGAGAAGCTGATAAGAAAGCGGCTCACCTTGCTAGAGGAGGAGGTAAAAGCTGGCAGAGTGGAGACGGATTCCCAAAACACTGTCTCCAGTTATCTCCAGACATCTCCGCAATACTCACAAGAGAATAGAATAGAATAGAATAGAATAGAATAGATTATATATCTATATAGTGTAAGGAGCTTTGAGCATATAAGGGAATGATGCTACGGGAGAGCCGTAGATATGTGTTTAGAGGGTTAGGTTTTTCCCTCTGTCATTGGCACACTTGAAACAAACCTTATATGCTCTCTCAATCTCGCGCTCCTGTCCGTCCTGCGACTCCTTTCAAATAAAAAAAATGCAGGTATCTAATCGGGCAGGAGACAATTTCAAACCAAACAAGTAACCAAAGGAAACGTATGCAAATACTAATGATGGGCGGCGAGGATGTTAAGTCCTTCCCTGCCAAATCAAAAGAGTGTCCGTTAAGGGCATTGATAGAAGCCACGATGGATTCACCTGAACTCAGCCCTATTCTGGTGACAGAGATAACAACAAGAGAGGGCAAGAGGCGGCTCAGGTCTGTGTACTCAGATGATTCAGTCGCTAAGGTGGCAAACGAAATACTAGATGAAAGGCATAACAATGAGTGAGAAAATTATAGGCAAACTAGTTAAGGATGACATAGGTATTCAGCGATGGCGCGGTGGTGACATAACATCTAGTGGCGAAGCTCGCTATGACGTAGTGATAACCGATGGAGACTCGGTGTGCTACTACCCATTGATGATGAGTATGACTGACTGCTGTAAGGAGATGGAGACTAAGCACGGAGTTAGCCCGCTAGATATTAAGTTTGAAAAGACTTCCTATCGGTTGGGTTTAGAAGCAAGACATGAAAGATATGAAAAGAAAGAGAGAGAGAAGCTGGAAGAAAAAGAAAGAGAGCTACGGCATGACGCATGGTCGGAAGTTCTGATAAGCGGCGATCTACGATTTGCTATGAGCCGCGAGGATGCAGATAATATATTCAATAGGCAATTGGAAATGCTGAGATTCTACAGGCGTAGAGAAAAGCAAAAGAAATGGAAGGGAGGCCGATGGGCTTAAACAATAGGTAGCTTTTAGGCTACTGCAACACCGTTCATGGCTGGCTGCAATGCAGGGCTAGTCGTGGGCGGTATGCAGTTGCTTGATAGTATCAGGTAACTCAACTAGAACAATGGAAGATACACAAGAAACCAAGATGGCTCATGACTTCAAAGTTGTGAGTGGAAATGCAATGTACCCCAGCGGCCCACAAGAAGGGCGTCCGATTGAGGGTTACAAAGCAATATACAGGGAGGACAATGGCTTATGTTTAGGTCAGCACTCAGATGACTACGGTATTGTACAATACACAGACCTCAAGGAGTGCGTAGACAATGCCATTCAGTTCTACCTAGGAGAGAAGGACATGGAAGATGTTGGACTCACGTTCCAATCGCAGACGTTCCCATCTACGCGAGGTAAGATAGATGGAGGCAAGTGCATTATGAACTGGAGTCTGCCAATGTTCCAAGAGAAGGAGGTAGAGACAGGCGACATACTATCATGGGATGTTCGCATTAGGAGCAGTCACGATGGTAGCTGGTCTGTCGAACCTGAAACTGGTGTCACTCGTGTGGCTTGTATGAATGGCTGGACAACACGGTCAGTAGTCAAGCGAGCTACGCTCAGGCACACCAAGCACATCAACATAGAAACCGTAGTGAAAGCACTGAACAATTCGTTAGAGGATTTCCGTATGGGAGTCAACGAGTACGGGTTTATGTTCAGAGACTTACGCACTCAAGTTACCTGCCAAGAAGGTCTTAACATGATTGAGAACCTGTTCGGTCACGGTAGGAAGAGCACACGCAAGGCCGTTCAAAGCATCTGGGCGCAGCCGACACGGTGGAATAACATACCGCTGGGTAGGCATCCCTTCAAGGACAAGACTTGGCACAACCACTTCCACGATAACAACAGGCTTGTTACTCTAGATGAGGGTACTAGCAGAGAGGAAGCATGGAAGTTCCCGCAGCGTACTGATCGAGAGTCTACCGCTGCTGTTGGTGATCTATTCAACTGCATCACGCAACACCTAACACATGAGGATGGATCACTGGTCAAGCGGTCAGTAGAAACCCAGCGTGTACTCAAGGAACTGATTGACTTCTGTGCTAGAGATGATGACAAGTTTGAGGACATGAAGCTCACTGGTCAGCGTGTTACCAAGCGCAAGTCAAACAGGACACCTAAGAGTGGCATCACTGGGTACGCTGTGAGAGAGCACCGACCTCTTGCTGCTGCCACACAGGAGACAACCAACAACTAAAAGAAATGGAGGGGCAGGGGGCTGATGCCTAATTTCCCTGCCCCTCCTTTGACGTTACGAGCGAGGAGTCGTGAGAGTTGTAATGACTGAGAGGAGGTTAATCAAATGAAAGATACTAGTCAAATATCACAGGTTATGCCCTACCGAGTTGAACCCATGCAAGTGAAGTTCATGGAACAAGATATACCTGACTACTACAAGTATCGTGTGGTAACAGTTAGTGGCAATCCCGCTGGGCCAAGGCTGCTAAAGAGTAACCCGCCGCCGTATGTTAAAAGCTGGGGGCCGTTCGATACATGGGAGGAAGCTGAGTCTTTGATGGACTTACTTACTAGCCACACAGAGAAAGCAGAAGAAACAAAATTCAAGAGGAGGAGAAAGTAATGCACTTAATAAACATCACCAATGTAAAGAAGGAAGCAATAGAAACATCCAAGAGATTCAAGGGTGGCAAGTTCACTATGGTATCCAAGGAGTTTCTTAACGAGGTTGAGGAGGACGTTCGGTTGCTGGTGTACAAGAAGGTCATGGCCCACCCAAGTAAGGGCAAGACATTGCGAGCACTTCGAGGTTGACCTGTAAGTACAGGCGTACATATAATGCGCCCGTGCCAATCAAGATCACTAAGAAGGACAAGTACAAGGACGGTAAGAGACTCCGTTCCTATCGTTTATCAGACGCAACAGTCGAGAGGCTGGATGATCTAGCAAAGTCTACGGGTAAATCCAAGACCGAGGTAGTCGAAGAACTCATTCACTTAGCGGAGGTAGACGATGAACTCGAAACAGAAGGGAGCTAGAGGCGAGAGGCTATGGCGTGATGTCATACGCTCTTATGGATTCGATGCAATCCGAGGGTGTCAGAACGCTGGCCGATTCGCAGGAGGGCAGGAGGCTCCCGATGTAATAACAAACCTGCCCTTCCACTTTGAAGTTAAGTTCGTAGAGAAACTCAATGTGTCTAACGCAATGGCTCAGGCTAAGAATGATTGTGATGGCAAGCCACCGTTAGTAGCACACAAGAAATCTAGAGAGAACTGGTTGGTTACAATGGAGTCCGACCTTTTCTTTCAACTAGTACGGGGCGAAATCCCCATTAACCAAGAAGGAAAATAAGTATGAGCGAAGAGAACCAAGAGAGTGTTCCCGTTACTGCGGAACAGCAAGTAGATGCACTGAACAAGGTCATTGAGGAGATGGCCGAACACATGGAAGAACTGCAAGCCAAGGTCAAAGAGGGAGAGGATTGGTCAACATCCAGTACCGCTACCGGAAAGCTGGCTGCTGCACTATCCAAAGCTCAGGGTGAATGGGCTAAAGGTGTTATGGCTGGCGGCGACAACCCGCACTTCAATAGTAAGTTCGTTGAGCTAAAGGATGGTGTTAGTATCGCTGCCCCCGTGCTCGCTAAGAACGGTCTGTGCGTCACCCAATCAACTGTACCTAAGACCTGCAACGGACAGGACAGGATGTTCCTAGAGACTGAGCTATCCCACACATCTGGTGAGTGGCGTAAGTCTTACTGGCCCATGAGCCCCGAACGTAAGGGGCAACAGGCTATGGCTAGTGAGCACACCTATGCTTGTCGCAGGTCTTACCTTGGCTTGTTGGTTATCCCAGCATTCAAGGATGACGATGCAGAAGCTTCAGAAGGGAGAGGTAAATAATGGCTAAGGACGCGTCCTCCAAACCGGAACACGGGGGGCGCGTCCCTACCATACGAGAATGCGATGAGTTTAATCGTGCCTTTAACAAGTGGTACAAGAAACGATTCGGAGGAACTTATGGGTATAACAAGCACAAAAACACTAATCCCAGAAAATCTGGAAAAGAAAACAGCCCCTAGTCGGCATCACAAAACCCTATCACCATCCTCATTCCCCGCCCTTGAGGCTTGTCCTTGCTACAAGTCTAGAGAAGGGGGGAGTAGTGCGGCTGCTGATAGAGGGAACGAACTACACGAACAACTAAGCGAGCTACTACAAAATGAGTAAGACTTACGAGAAAGAAATTGTAGAGGCTGCTGAATACATCAAGCGTGTGTCTGGCGATAACCCAATCGAGTCAGAGATAGAGGTCAAGCTGATGCGTGATGGTGAAGAGATAACATTCGGAACCTATGACGCATATAGTAAAGGACATCTGTTCGACTTAAAGACGGGTCAGATGGAGAGGAACTATGTACCGCAGATGGCTGTGTATGCAGCAGCTATATGTCAGCGGGATAACGTAGAACAAATCACCTGCCACCTGATCTACTCTACTCTGGGTAAGATCGACCAGTTCACATTCAGCAGGGAGGAAGCTGAGACACTTGCGTTTCGTATTGTGGATTCAGTTAAGAACCCAACCAGATCACCTAACCCGTGTGACTACTGTAACTGGTGTCACCACACTGAGTATTGCACCGCACTCAGGTCTACTGCAATGACGGTAGCCGAGAAGCAAGGGCTGATACTCAAGGAGAAGGTCGATGCAATCACGGACGGCAAGACAATGGGCGTGTTTAGTGACGTTGCTCAGGTCTGCGGTTCGTTCATTGAAATGGTTAAGAAGAAAAGAGATGAGTTCGACGAGGTAGATGGATGGTCAAAGTCTACCCGCAAGGGAACCAAGAAGATAACAGATATAACCGGAGCACTGATTCAGTCAGGAATGCCAGCCGCTGTATTTGTTAACGCCTGTACCGTGTCGTACTCAAAGCTTAGGAAACAATTTGCTGAACACAAAGGAGTCAGCGAGCAAGAAGCAGATAGGGAATTGTCCACCCTTATCTCTTCCGTAATAAAAGAAGGACACCCAGTTAAATACTGGAGAAAGGATAAAGCATAATACTATGCCACAAGAAAAACTAGGTAACGGAGTTCTAATGAAGAACGGTTACAAAGAAGAGGGTGACAAGAAACCAGAGTACACTGGGCCTTGCACGTTAATCGTTAACGGTATGGAGCAGGAGGCAGAGATCGCCGCTTGGGTTAAGACTGCATCGAAAGATACGGCACGGCTCAAGACAGGTGACAAATACTTCAGCTTCCAGATTAGCGAGAAGTTCAAGAAGGACATTGCCCCGCAGAGCAACGCACCTGCTGACGATCAGCCACCATTCTAGGACGTTATGAGCGAGCGAGCATCATACGCCCATAGGAAATGGGGCAAGGTTGGGATGTTAACTAACCCCGACAAAGAACAAGCTGCCGTTCTAGATAGAGCGATAGCTGCTGTAGCAATAGCCAGTGGAGTATCTCCAGCCAAGCTTGTCAACAAGGACAGGCGACCTGAAGTATGTGACGCTAGGTTTATTGTTTATCATATCTGCATGAACGCAAACGTAGAGTTCTCTCGGAGCAGTCTGGGTAGGGCTCTTGGTAGGGATCACGGTACTATCATCAACGGTATTAACATTGTTGACGAGAGACTAGACCCTAATGAGAGAGCGTTTGCTGAGTTCCAGATGCTATACAAGAGGACTATGAAAGAATACGAGAAACTAAAACATGAGAAAGACCCCAAACGTATGGTACAGGAACTCTGTGTACATGATGGATGACAAGGAAATGATCTACCTCCAGAAGCGTGACTGTGCTGGTTGCGCTGTATGGGAGTGGATCAAGTCCGACTGCTGGAAACGCACCAGACCTGATCTCAGGGAGCTATCCGAGATAGAGAAGGAAGGTGTAGCCGAAGCTCTAGGTATGTTTACCGAAGAGGGGTTCGGAGACTCAGCCAGATTCGACAAGATCATTGAACTGTTTAAGAAACTTAAATGGATTAACGATGCTGGAGAGATCAAGGGCTGGGATAAGTGGCAGTCAGTCAACACCAGAGTAGAGGACGCAGCAAGAAAGCGTGTGGAATACTGGGAGAAACGTACAGAAGATTACGACACCCCAGAGATACCACCCCCGCTGGACACTGATGAGTTCAAGATGAAATGGGAAGAGTATGAGAAGTATCGTAGACAAAACGGTATGAAGAAGCTCAAGCCTATCTCAGTGAGCAAGATGTGGTCAGAGATGTGCGGGTGGGGCGGTGCTGAACCTGCTATACGAGCTATCGAGACAACCATGACAAAGGGATGGCAAGGTATATTTGCCCCCAACAATGGTAGTGGCGGTGGAACGCGTGGTGGTGGTAAGCCGCAAACCTACGCAGGTAAGCTGTGGGCTCTAGGAGAACACAAGAAAACACTCGTCGAAGAACGGAACAGGCTCAAGGAATGGGAGCCGACCAAAGTAGACGAGATCAAACAACTGAATATCAAGATCGGTAAGATCAATAAGTCGATCAAGGAATTGGAACCTGATATTTAGTGCAACCTACCTAACGGGCTCGGTAATGTAATCAGACATGGACTCACCGCGCATCGCCATCTTCTCCATTAAGACGTTGGCAACATCCTGAGTCAGTATCTTCTTACTAGCCAAGTCCGTTAGGTAGACCTTTACTTCTGCTGGCTGCAATCCCTGCATCTTCTTCAACACCACCGATGCCCGTGCGGCAGACGATGAGTTCTTCAATCTTATTTCATCAGGCTCAAGGCCAAGAGCCATTTCCCTCAACCTTCTGATTACTGCCATGTTCACCAACTCCTCATTACTATTGCGAGGAACAGGCAACATCCTAACCCTATCCTGAATGGTCATCCCCCTAGTGTCCGTCATGAACTTGTCAACCACCCGCCGCCTCATAACACGCTGAGTAGCATCCAGCTTGTTCTCGTCGTTCAGTATCTCATCAAGCTCAGTCTCTTTCAGGAATGTGCTACGGGCTAACCTACTCAGCAGCGGCGTAGATGAAAGCGTCCGACCGATAGGCATTGTTCCATCTTGGTTCGGTATGCCTGTGTTCTCAGGTGGCGTGAACTGCGTAAGCAATCCGGCGGTCAGTCCATTGACCATGTGCTCCATCCTTAAAGCACCCAACCCAAAGTGTACGTTCCTGTATATGTTTGGTGTCTTGTCAAAGAACTGCTGGCTAACGTCTGCTCTCTCCAGTGAGGGAGGTACGATTGGCTTGTGCCTAAAGAAGTTCCTGTTACTTAGAACCTCTATCGGGCCTTTCAGGATCGGGTTAAGGCTGGACATCACACTCTCACCTGTCTTGATAACCTCACCATCAGTAACACCAGCAACATTAACTGGCATACTAGCCTCAACCCAGTGACCTAGCATTTCGCTAACCGCCTGTGGGTCTTTCTGATAGTACCAATCAAGAGCCTTCTCCATCGTGTAAGAGAACAAGCCGAATGTCTCCCTTCTGGGAATCCTGATGTAGTCAGCAACCATCTTACCTTCAATGTACGGATGCTCAAAGTATTCGCCTAGAGGGATGTGTATGTAGTTCTTCTTATCCTCGTCAGAAATCTGGTCGTAATCATCCTCACGATCCTCGTTCCTTCTGTTCATTGACCAAGCCCAGATCGTAGGCAGGACTGCGAATGCGGAAATCTTCATGCCGACCATCAGTGCCTCACCCTTCTCCTGAGATGTACCGCTAAACACCTTAGATAATCTACTGAGGTCACGCTCAACACCCTGTATTCTAGCGTTAAAGAACAAGAACAGTATGTTCAGTGCCTCATTCTTTGTGACTTCACCTTGCCTCAAGAAGTCTGGGGAGCCAGCGAAGTTCCTTATCTCAGTGGCAATGAAGTCCATCTTCTCATCAATCTGATTCTTGATGGCTACCTTTGCGGCGGATGTCTTAGCCTTATCCATCTTGGATCGCAGCTTCTCTATCTCTTCAAAGCCCATCATCCTCTGCATCCCCACCATCTTAGATGTCTGCTCAAGAGTCTTACCAAACTGAGAGAGCTTTGCAGTGACAGCCGTTAACGGGTTCTTGCGTGACAACTTCTCTCCACTGAGAACGTCTCTTATGTGGTCAGGCTTGTGGAAGTATTCAGCAATGGTTGAACCCGCAGCACCGCTGTTAATAAACTCGCTGTAAAGATTGTCTAAGCTTTGAGTAAACTCAGGTGACTTCTCAGACATCAGGTTCTTGATAGAGTTAGGTGTAAGGTTGGCCCACGATGCTGCCATCATTGCTCTGATGTATTGCTGCGCCAGCACCCACGGGTTAAGACCTTTATCTCTATTCTTCATCCCAGCCCTAGATGTAGTCAGCAAGCGGATAGGGTCAAACATTGCAAAGTTAAATGCTTGGAAGAATATATTAACACCAGTAGCACCCATCTTAAATATATCACCAAACACCTTCATTGCTCTGTGTGCTTGGGATGCACTCACTGGCGTGAACCTGTTAGCTACATCAGTAACGCGCTTGTCTAATCCAATGTAACGCTTGCGTCCGTTCTCGTAGAACATTAACGCACCCTTGCCTGAGCCTTCCGACAAATCTTCTGGGTCTATTATCCTAGTGATGTGATTGCCGTCAGGATCAAAGTCATTTCTCCATAGGTCTATCTTCTTTATGTATTCATTCTTCTCCGCTCTCAGCGTACTGTAGTAAATCTTAAACCTACCAGCATCCATCGGCTTAACGATAGTCTCACCTACGTCAGTGATTCCCTTAATGGTCTGGCCGAACGTGTCCTCTGGGTTGCGGTTAAAGTACCTAACAACATAGAATGGAACGTAGAATGATGTGCTTCTCTGTATGGAGTTGTACAGTGTGGGGCTGAGTACGCCAGCCTGACGCAGCTTCATTAGTGCTCCCTCCATGTGCGAGTGATACTGTTCCTGCGCGTCAACAAACTTACCAGTAACCTCACCGTTCACCATATCAAGAACTTCAGGGTCAGCTATCTTATCCTTGAGGAAGTTAATGCCTGAGTAATAGTCATCCTTGAATGAGTTCCAATCTTTGTACGGTGCAACTTCTTTCGAGATGCCAAGTATTCTAAGGTACTCCATCTCAAGTTCATCCCTAGTCTTTTTAATACCATCAACTACCCAGAAGTCTTGGTTATCATCCCTGAGATCAAACTCAATCGGGTCGCCCTTCTCATCCAGAACCCAGTTGCTCTTATCTTGGAACTGTCTAAGCCTAGGCTCTAGCTCACCCATCTTAGTCTGCTGATCTATTAGGCGAGACTTGATCCGCTCAAGGATAATAAAGTCAGACCACTCATCATCTATCATTCCACTCGCTCTGCCCAAAGCACCTTCTACATCACGCTCCATAACCTGAACATCCCAATCAGCTTTAGGTGCAGCACCAGCTTGGAGTTCCGCTAGATGAGCTAGGTTTGTTTTCCCTTGCAGTGATGTCTTATCAACGACCTTCTGTAATACCTCCCAAGGATGCTGAGAACTTACGAATGCGCTCTTAAACTTATCCCAAGTAGACATTGAGTTTTCTACTAGAGTCTTTGACTCCTCTGGAACTTCAGTCTTTGCTTTGATTATATCGAGGACTTCCTCGCCTGATCTAGCCCCTCTCTTTCTGGCAAACGATCCGGTTATCTCTATGTCGGAGTCATCGAATATGACGTAGTTGTAGTTCCCCTCCCCCTTACTACGGCTTGCTCCGTCTAAGAATTTATTACCACGAATACCGTGCTTGAGGAGCATAAGGGATGTGGCTTTGGCGGGCTTAGTTTGGTAATCCCCTTCATCGCGCATTTTATAGGCTAATAGCTGCTCGATTGTTCGATATATCTGCATACCGCTATTTAAGTTAACTGGAAGTAACTCGCCCAAGTCGTTCTCTAGATTGTCCAAAGATTGCTGAACCTTTTCGCTTTGCTTAACGCGAGGCTCGTCCAATAGGAGGTACTCATCTTCGGCTGGGGCTAGTTCAACTTTGTATCCTTGGCCTTTCTGTGGAAGTTCAAGCTCTAAAAACTTATGCAAGCTTTCCGCTAAAACATACCACTCAGGTAGCCAATTAGGGTCAGCAAAGCCTAACTCTTCTGGGGATTGTATCCTTCCGATTTCTTTGTGAATACGAACTTGCTTTGGTTCCAACAGTAATCCAAAAGCTTCCTCAAATTCCTCTTTAAGACCCGCGTCCATTCCAATCCCTAGACCCCTGTCGTAATCAATTCTCTCAAGCAAATCCCGCATTACACTTTCTCTTTGTGTATATATGCTGTCAACTGGTTTGGCTTTTAATGTTTGGTCAAAATCTTTTAGCACAGCCTGAACTATCGGCTCATCGTAACCAGCATAAAAAGCACCTTCCATCGGGCCTGTCCACTCATAATCAACTGTCTCACCCATGTATTTTGGCTCAACAAAACCTTCACGATTTCTAAGATTCTTGTAATGCCCGGCAACGCCCTGTCGTGTAGAAAAGTACAGCCCCCAGCCAAACGCTTGAGCACCCTCACCTGTTCCCATGAAGCCAGTGTCAAACCTGTCAAATCTTTCCCCCCTTGGTGAGCCGTGGTATGCAGCAGCGAACAATGCTAGGTCACTTCTAATTGCCTTCCAAACCTCTGGGCTGTACTCAATAACCAAGTTCTCGTTTATGCTAGACTTGCTCGCCTTATCCAGAACAAAGCTAGAACCATTAGCAAAGTATAGATTCTTGCTGTAGGTCAGAACCAAGCCGCTAGTCTTACCAGCAAACTGATTAACGTAAACCTTACCGTACCCTTCCGGTGAGCGTAATGGGATCGGAACTTTCTCGGCATTGAGTCTAGGTCTGCGAGAATAAGTAGCCCTCTTCCTTACTGATTCAGACAGGTGCAGTGCCACCTCTTCAAGTATACTACCGCGAGCAGCGTCTAACCCAAGGGCTTCTGATATAAGCTCAAGGATTCTATTGAAAGCCGTGCGGATTATACCCTGATCTCTAACCTGAATACTCGATAGTAACTCTTGGACTTGCGGGTCTGAGATAGCGTGAGCAATGAACTCCCTGTTGTCCTGCAAGAAGTACCTATCAATGTCTGACCCACGCTTGTCTAACTCAGCAGTTACCTGTTCCCGAAGCTTTGTGAGCCTAGAGTTTATACCCTTATCCTTGTGTACATCAAAGGTTACAGAGTGGATGAACTCCTCAAGAAGCGTGTCAAAGTTCTCTACATCATCACTTATCCGTGTCGGGTCAATTACAATCTGGTCGTTTATCTGGTCGTACATACCAGCACCAGCAATAGGATTCTCCATGCTCGCTAGGAAAACATCTGGGCTGTGACCTTTCTCGAAAAGATATTTTACCAGCGGTTGAATCCTCTTGGCTCTCGCCCTAGCCTCACCCTTCAAGGGAGCGAAAACTGTGTCAAAGGCTTCTGAGATATTAAAGTTACCCTTCTGCTTGCCATACCTTACCAAAGAGTTCTCAGTGAACATATCGACGTATGGCCTGTTCTTTCTACCTCTTGAGAATAAACCAACCTCGTCAAACGCTGTTCGCAAATCTTTCCTAGTAAGGAACACATCCTGAAACTCCCTTTGAGAATCATGGAAGGCACGGAGATACCTGTTCTCCATATCAAGCATCATCTTACTGATCCGCTTATTGCTGTACTTCTTAGCAACTTTAGCGGCGGTCATCTTCGGGTCATAGCTTGCTGTCTTAGAACTAGGATCACCGATTGCGTTTAGGTAAGGAGGAACAGATTCCATTACCTCACCGTTAATCTTCACCTCAATGCCACGCTTGCTTCTTTCTACGCGACTATCCCTGACGCTGACGATCTTGTTTATCTGCCGTCGGATTTCGTTCATCCGTGTCCCTCTGGACTTCTGACCTGCAAGCTCGTTGTTTAGCTTTTTAAGTAATACTTGGTTGCGCCAAATCTCTTTCTTAATCACAGACTGCCTAGCTAGTAGCTCGCCTAAATATTCCTTAACATTCCTCTCGACCCAGTTAGCTTTCTCAAAGCCCTTAGCACCCTTAGCCCATTTAGGTCGCCTACTAGCTATGGTAAGAGGAACTGTCTGGTTGCCCCTTCGGATGCCCCACTGGAATGGCTGTCCTTTAATAACATTACCACCCGTCTCTGGGTCTAGGGATACAAAGCCGCCACCTATCTGTGGGCCAGTGCCAATGCCTCCCATCTTTACTTTTATCTTAGTGTTAGCCTCAGATGCTACTACATTGTTTTCCTCAAAGCCCTCGAACTGAGCTTTAATAGCGTCATCACTCCACTTAATAAAATAACCAGACCACTTGGGGGATTCGGGGGTGGATAGGTTTTGGGAAATCCAGTTAAGTGCTTCAGCGAATTTACCCTTAGACTCCTTGCCTAGCTCGCTATATCTGTTGGGAGATATTTCTGGGCCTAACTCTCTCAGGTTCATCATCTCGCTAAGAACCAATCTCCTAACGTGCTGCTTAAACCTTTTACCGTTAAGCTCATCTATCTTCTTACGAATCTGTATTGCTTCTTCCTTTAGCTGGTACAGATCAGACTCGACCTTTGGCCTATCCTTCTGGGCCTTCATCCTCCAATCAACCCTGTTGGCGAACTCAGGAATAATTACCTTAGTGTAAATATCTTGGTTGACCCTAGAGTAATGCCACCAAGGCTGATCCTTCCAGCCAGACAGAGACTCAGGAGACTCATCCTCATGCAACCTTTTCCTGAAGTCGGACAAGAAAGACCTTACAGCAATCTTGGTCGCCTCCATTGCCCGTATCTTTTTGCTCCCCATGCCAGACATCTCGGCACTACCGGAGTGGTATTCCTCTATAGCAAGGTCTAGCTTCGTAAGGTCTGCACCCTCGACTCCTGCTTCAGCCTCAACAAACTCTTCTCCATCAAAAATAATGTCTGGGTATCTTGAATCAGTTTCAGCCTCTCCGGTTATGTCAGCCCTAAATCCACCTTCCTCTCTAAGATCATCCCATCCGGTCATGCTGCCTTCTGAGAACTCACTCGCTGTACGGCTCGCTGTTACCCCTCCTGCTATGTTTCGGGACTCACCTCCTGCTACACGAATCTGCTTCTTAGACCTACGCTTGCGTTCCTGCTCTGAAAGCCTCTTACCTTTAGTTGACTGACCTCCCTTAACTGACTCGATCCTAGCCTCCTCTCTTCGCCGTGCTCGAACCTGATCCAAGAAGTTTCTTTTTAGAATAGCCGCACCGGATATAGGTGCTTTGGTTCTGGCTACTCGCATTATGTCAGGGCTTAGAGCGGCTTGCTCAGGGGTAGCACCACGACTTATCTCGTTGTCCATTACCTCTTCTGCTCTGCGTCTTAGCTCCTCAATCATACCCGCCCTGAACTGAACCCTACCCTCTTCAGTTGTAGTTCCTTGAGCGTATGTGTTAAATCCGTGGAGAGCATCGTAAGCCATGTCGTATGCTTCATCTCCAAACTCTCTTACATTACCTGCCGCAAGCTTCAGTGCGGAACGACGAGCACCCTCAAAGTAATTTATCTTTTCTATGGCTCCCGTTTGAGGATCAATAGCATTCCAACGCTTGCCCCAGTTATTGCTTTCAATGCCCCAAGAACCGTAAATGGATATAGGGAAGTCCTTTGACTCAAGCTTTTGAAGTAACGGGTGAGGCTGTCTGCCTTTCATCTGGTTATCTTCTGCCATTGACTTAGTGTGAAGATTGCCAGTGAGAAGCTTGTTGAGTTCGTCAGGGGAAATCTCAAGCTCCTGCTCAAGAACTAAGTCCTCCCGCTCTGGCCTCTTGCCCTGAGTAAAGCCTAAAAGCTCACGCTCGGATGACTCGGCTGGGTCGGTAGACATTACCTGTTTGCCTATGCGTTGCTCTAAGCCCCTTATGTCACCTTCACCGCCATACTCTCTAGCGAACTGAGGTTGCCCACCGAAAATACCTTGATCGGGAATTTGGGCATCACCCCTCTTACCGACTCTGCGAACACTCCTCTTAGCTTGTGGCTTGTCAAGAGCCTCTGGGAACTCCTCAAACATTGCGTCCTGCTGAGTAGCGGGATCACCTATCTGCCCCATCTCCTCCTCTGTAGGTCTTAGCTCATTAGGAAATAGCTCTGCTGGTAAAGAGTAGAAACCACCGCCCTCACCCGAATCTTCTGGCGTCTCTGGCGCAAATAGATCGCCTTGATTAGGGTCGCCCTTCCTTCTCCTAGCAAACGCTACTGTGTCATCTTCGCTTGCTGGTGTAACCTTTTTGGCTATTCCTTTTAGAGCTTCATTTTCTAAGTGATCGCCTATAGTTACGATGGCGTTTGTCTCATCAGCAGTAAGGTTATCCTGCCAGAACGGATCGTTAACTACAGCCACGGCGGTTTCGTCAAAAGTATTATATTCAGCTAGTCCGTCATTTAAGTTTTTGATTAGCTCTTCAGCCTTATCCCCATCTAGCTCGGAAAGGTTTTGGTACTTTGTAATATCCTTCCAGCTTTTGATTTCTGAAAGAGCCTCTAATTGAGCGGCACGGGCCTCGGCTAACCTTTGCTCGCCCTTCTCGAAAGCTGCTTGTGGATTGAGCCCCTGTATAACGTAGCCTTTATCAGCTAGTTTTTTCTCGACCTCCTTACCTTTAGTTAGAAGAGATGCATCGTTTTCAATTTCAACACCGCCCTCTTCAAGAGTTTTATTCCTAAGTTCATCGGCGGTTTTCTCGTCACCCCCCTTTAAGGCAGACCTATACTTGTTGATAGATGAGCGTTTCCCGATAATGTAATCAGTGCCTCGACGTTGGCTCTCAGATTCCCCTACCTGCTGACTCGGCCTGACGGGTGGGCCATAACCTCGATCACCCATCCACATATTCAAAGCCCTGTTAGCGTCGGCTTTACTCATCCTGCCCATAGCACCCATCTCGCTTGGAGGGGTCTTGCCTTGAGCTTCTGACTCAAACACTTCATCTACATGGGTGTTAATTACATCGCCCTGTAACTGAGTGTAGTAACCTGAGTTAACTAGCTTCTGAGTTTCTGCCTTAATAGAATCAGCGTCCACCCCAGCCTTTCGCCTATCCCTAATAATACCGTTCAGGGCTTTTGAGTGATCGGCAGACATATCTTTAGTCAGGTTAGCTGCGCCGATCTCAAGCGGAGCCATACCAAACTCAGCGATGCCCTCTAGGAATACACTCTTCCAATCGTTAATCTTACCCTCGGAACTAAGCTGCCCGAAAAATTCCCCAGATGCTCCGAGTGTGCTTTGGAAGGCGAGCGGTGCAGCCATCGGCGCAGCTTTTTGTGTTCCCAGTAATCCTATCCTTGCCGCGTTATTTAGTAAGCCTTCCTTGCCTACCATAACCTTAGCCCTACTACCTGCGGCATTGGCAATTCTTACGCCAGCATTAACCCCTCTACCAGCTAGGCCCATAGATAGAGTGTCGAACATGGCAATAGGTATGCCGTACTTTGCTGCCTTGCTTCTGGCTTTCTTTAATGTTTCAGGATCATTGAGAGAATTAAACAAAGCTTCAGGGTCATCCATTACGTTGCGACCAACCGTTGCTTCGATTGTCTCAAGAAACTTAGATGAGGCGGATAGGTCGTAAGATGTTTTACCTAATCCACCTGCTGCACCCCAAAACGCACCGACACCCGCAGTAGCACCAGCAAGAGGCCCACCTATAGCACCAGCAGCAGCACCAGTAGCAGCACCAGTAGCAGCACCACCAGCAACATTCTTCCAGCCGTTGTGAAGTAGCGCAGCCATAGATTCAGTGACTACCTCACCTATAATGTAAGGGGTTTCTTTTAGCCCCCAAAACTCACCCCAAGATTTAATGAACCCATCAGCCTCTTGGAACTCTCTAAACTCGTCAGATACTTCTAAGTCCTCTAACTCTTTTCTTATCTCAATTAAGTTGCGAGCGTCATCTACAGTAAACTCTTTATTGACCCCAGAGAATGAAGTAACAATATCCGCTTGCTTAGACATTAAGATGCCACGTTTGGCTGGGTCTTTAAGCAGTGTGCCGAATATGCCTCGCTCTTCCTCTGGCTTCTCCATTGCTTGCTGGAAGCCCTGAACAGTCTGCCTATCGAAAGCAGCACCATTCTCCCTGTCCTTGATTCTCTGGTAAGAGTCCCTGTACTGGTTAAGCTCAGGGTGTGATCTCCAAGCGTCTGGGTCTTTAGTCAGAATAGCAATCCCAAGCTGGGCATCAGTGTACTCAGCTTGATCTGGATACCGCTGCCGCCACCAATCAAATATAGAAGTCATTGCTTAATCTTTGCTCAGGGAGTCATATTCCTTCTGGAGTTTAATAACAAGTGCGTTGGCTTTCTTAACGTCTGCTTTGGTTACACCGCTCTTGCCGACAGGTGGCATTCTGGAAAGATCGTACTTAGCCTTATTAAGATTATTTAATGCTCTTTGTTTTTTTTCGTCGAACTCTTTCTGTGCTTTCTCTTCCTTGTTCATCTTCTCCCTGTACTCACGGCCCTTAGCAAAATCTTCTTCTGTAAGTCTTTCGCCTTTAATCCCCATAGGGACTCTAGTTTTACCATCCTCAAGGAGCATATAATCCACCCCCTCAATTGGCTCATGTGGGGTAGGTGCTGGTTGATCGGGCGGTGCGGCTGGCACTCCGGTATTATTGTTTGGCAGAATCATTTCCGTTGGCCCCATTTGCTCACTTGTTGGCTGCTCAGAGCGAGGGGATTGAGAGGGTGAGGGGGCGAGGAATGGGTTGCCAAGCTTCCATCCGTTAAGGAAATTAAATGTTTCTTGCGCGGTGGCTGGATCAAATTTCTCCCATTCGGTTTTAGGCACACCTGTAAGATTCAGTCCTGACGGGCTTATGATTCTTGTTTCACTGTAAGGTACGGTTTGTGGCCCCGTGGGCTCGTTAGCAAATGTAACACCACCACCGCCTTGGGAAACAACCCTATCACCGTAAGTCATCTGAAACTGAGAAGGCCCGTACCTAGCTAGTGTGGATTTCTTTAAGTTCTCCCAAGCAGGAAGAGTTGCGCCCATATCAAGTACCATGTTCTTAATTGGTTCGCCTGTGTCCTTATTGAATAGCGTTTCCTCCTTGCCTTCCACAATATGAGTTCTATATGGCTTAGTCGGGTGCTCCATGAATTTTAGAGCCCTTTGAAACTCAACATTATCAGGGTCTATTAAATGAGAAATACCATTCTTCCTTGCGTCCTCTTCTATAAAGAACCTAGTAATCATACCATCGACACCATACTGCCCTTGCGTAGCTCTAATTTGCTCTAGCTCTGGGCCATATTTTTTTGCATCAATGGAAATTTTAGCAACAGCTACCATATCGTCGTACTTGAGCTTTGCCTTACCTGCTTCTGAGTTTTGTAATCTAGCAAAATGCTCCTTGAATCCAGCACCTAACTGTTCTCTTCTATTAGCGATGTGAGCCTGAGTAGAAGCATTCCCTCCCGTGTAAGTAGTAATACGGTCAAGCTCGGTAATGAGTCTGCCCCTAAAGTCAGGAAAGCTTTCGCCCTCTTTCGGCCCCGCCACCATGATTTCGTTAAAGGCTGTGGCTCCTTTTTCAAATTCCTCCTTGTGCTTGATGGCAGTGTCAGCACTCTTAGCACCTTCTTCAGCTTTGTTTAAGTTAAAAGCAGCAATTTTAAGATTAGCCTCCGATTGCTTTAATGAGGCAGCAGCTTCCTTTCGCTTTATGGCTCGATCCTGTTCAGCGTTTTTGTCGTAATCATTAGCCTTAGCCAGAGCAAGATTTGCGTCAGCTTCCTTCTGTGTAGCTTCAGCCTTAGACTTTTTAAGGTAATCATCGGAAAGCTGCTGATACCCCACATCATCAATACCAGAACGAATCTTCTTTGTGTGTTGGTTTTCTTGGGCTAGTTTATTTGCCTCCTGCTTGGCTTGCCTTGCCTTGGCTGCTCCCTCTTTAACGGCAGACTTTTCTTTCTTCTGGAACATACCCTGCAACGGCCCCTTTTCTTTCTTGAAATCTGACGCTAAATCTGGAACTGCATCAACTTGATCCTGCTGCTCTTGGGTTAAGGTCGGCGCAGCTTCATAGTAACCATCTCGCTCCCTAGCATCTTCCTCATTTTTCCTTCTGCGAGCCTCTTGCCTATTGACAGACGCAGCGGCGTTGTTTGCTCTGCGGGAGGCTTTGTCATTTTTCTTTTGACGCTTATCTGTCCTGCGTTGGCGGGCTCTGTCCATAATGTCTTGCCCTGCTTTCCAGCCAAATTCAAAACTCATAATAATATCTCCTTATCTACCCTTTTAGAAAATTACCAAACCCCTTAGCGAAACTACCTTTAGCAGCACTGCCAGAAATAGCAGTTCCTATTCCTCCGGTTACTGCGCCAAGACCGATATTAGCCACACCTCCCAGCACTGCACCGAATGGATCACTTTGGTTAGCCATCTGAGTGCCGTATATCTGAGCCTGTGTCCCAAATATGTTAGAGGCAAAGGAAGTAGCCTGAGCCCCAGCGTTAGCATTCAGACCGATACCAGCACCTAGCCCTTGTCCCATCATAGGAGCAGCACCCTGTTGAGCACCTGCCACCTGACCGAACTGCGCTGTCTGCGGCTGACCCACATAAGAGCGAGCCATGTTCATGCGCTGAGTAAGAAGCTGTCGGCCCATGTTATACTGCGAGAGAGTCTCCTGAATAGCAGGGGCAGTTCCAAGCATAGGCCCACCGCGAGCAGCAGAGGATCGTCGGAATGCCTGTTCAGCAAACTTAACCTCTTCGTCAGACAACTGCGTACCCTTCTCTAGCTCACTCAATGTCATCTCAGCTAGTCGCCGCCGTACCTTAAACCCAACAGGATCAGACTCCTCAATACGTTTCAACGCTTGGTCAGCAAAGTCAGCACCGTACTTCTTCTGGATGTCCAAGGCAGTCTGAGCCATTGAGTCAGCACTCTGCCTGTAGGCTTCTAGGTTAGTTACCTGCTGGTCTAGGTCAGATATGCCACGGAAGTCGTACTCAATAGTCTCGCCACCTACAGTAATAGATCCGAACCCGCCCATCTTAGCCGCAGCTTCAATAGCTTTACGGGCAGGTAAGGTTCGGATGTCGGCCATGATACCTTCTCGGTTGGCCTCTGCATAATTAGGAGCGGCAGGAGGAGGTGGTGTGCCTTTGTTGACAGCATCAGCAGCAGCCCAATACCTTTCACGGTAAGAGTCTGTAATGCCCTTTGCTATTTCAAGAAGCTTGTTGTACATACTGTTCCTCCCAAGAGTTCATTGCGTTGTCGTATAAGTTTCGGATTTGTGATTTGTCTAGTTCTACTAAATTCTCAATAAAGAGAAACTGTCCGTATAGATCGCCGCCCCAGTATCCCGTTATGTATGCTTCCGCTATATCTGGCTGGTGATCGTTTATCCATACAAAGCTTCTTCCTAATTCAACGGCGTCTAGGCTACCCTGTTGCGAAGCAGTTCGGTACGCCTCCCCCACATACACTCCCACTGGCAGCGGGTTCTGCATCTTCACATTCGCTGTCGGAGGTTTGTTCTCGTACTGTCTCCCTTTTACAACTGTGCCTTTGACTATCACTGAATATCCTCTCTATTAGTTGTTGTGAAAGTTCTCTTCTTTTACCATGTCTAAGAGCGAGAACTCGCAACCTTCTCCAATCGGGAACCCTCTCCGCAAACTCATTGATACAAGTTGCGGTTGCCCATCTTTCAGAGCATATGATGTCCGACAAGTAGAAGCTATCGCCTTCTTGGTTGAAGGGTTGCCAATGCCGATCCAAGTCGTTTTCATTGATTCGGTATCCCACTCCCATCCCAACCAATACACCATCCTGCTCGACGAGGCAGAGACTTCCATTTTGTTGATGGAACTTGATGTATATTTCCAAGATATTGTCCGGCCATCCACCGAAACAGAGCCCTCTGGTATCATATCGCCTGATGAAGCTAATGACATCAGATACAGAAAATCGTTTGTGTTCGTCATTGGTCATCTCTCCAGAGCCATAGTGTTCATAAACGCACTGGTTTTAATCGACCTAACTAATAGTCTACCTGAGCTTGCCTTGATCTTAAACCTAGCCTCATTGAACTCACCCTTTGTGCTTAGGGAGAATGAGCGAGAGAACGGGCCAACAGCAGGTAGGGTAAACGGCAAAGTAACTGGGAGCGTAACCGATGTTGTCTGAGTAGGAATGTTGTTCTCGATCAATACGTCAGTAGCACCAGCTTCTTCATCAAGGGTTGCATATACTTCCGCGCAATGACAGCCAGCAATACTATTCTCAAACTCTATGTCTAAATGGTTCCCCAGCTTAGGCGATAAAAAGTCTCCGTAAACATGGCCCCTACTGATGAGAAAGCTTTCTATGTCCACTGAGTTGTCCTGATAGGTAGATGAAGCCAAGTTAGATTCACTAACGTAATCAAGCCATGTAAGAACATTTCCGCTGTTGTCACCCATTATGAGCTTAGGGTAATTAGTAAAGCTAGACTCGGCGTACACGTTATTAGTCCACCCTGTCCAGTATCCGCTCCAAGACCTAGTTACAGTATTAAATACAATAGTGTAGTCAGGGGTTGTGGCGTTATCTAAAGGAACACTAATAATGTACCTATTGTTCCAGAACTTAGCGCATGAGTTCTTAGCGTAGCCCCAGTTGATTCTCTGTATAATGTCATCAATAGGCGTAGAGATAGGCTCGGACACAGAACTCTGAGCACCTGAGAGAATAGTGCGTACAGTACGGATACCATCTCTAGCCAAGAAGAACACATCAGACCCAGCCTGTGCTATAGTCCTGCCAGCAATACAACCAACAGTATTATCAATTCTATTAACAGCCCAGCCACTAGCAGATGATTGAGACGGGTCAGTCACCACTACATGAATTGAGCGTTCCTTGAATACGACTAAATTAAAATTATACCAGCTTACTATGCCAGTAATAGGATCACCTTCGCCGCCACCAACTCTAAACTGAAACCCAGTTCCCCAAGTAGTTCCGTCTAGAATACCGCTCGCCGCAACTTCATCGTCGTAGTTGTTATTGTTTGCGGAGAAAAGCCTGTTCGTGTGGGATATTAAGAACTTACCCCTAGGTATTGATGAGCCGGTTGCGGTGGGTTCGTCCGTAACTACTGAACCGTTGTAGGAGTGCAAGTTACCGCTCCCGTCCGTCATAAACATTTTGTCCACTAACTGAGCGAACTCAACATTATTAGAGGCTGATGGGGTGTACCCTGATACGCTAGAAAAGGTTGATCCAGTTGACTTATACAGAACACCATTAGATACAGCTAGAATCTCTTCGTAGGAAGGCGTGTCAAAAAAGGTTAGCCCCTTGATCGGATTCGTCAGAGTAGAGCCTACAATAGAAGTTCCCCGCCTAGTAGAAATAGCACCGAACTTGTCGATGTCCATATTCTTAGCTTCGTGGAACTGGCCTTCCTTTAAGAGATTAGCGCGTACATTGCTTATCTGACCTCCGATAAAACTACCGGACAAGTCGTAAGCTAACTGGTCATCAAGACCATCGTTGTAGTGTACAGGCATTAGTTACTGAAATCGTTTAAGTCCCAAGACGCTTCTACTTGCGGGATAATCCTAGTGTCACTTGCTGATTGGTGAGTCTCCATGTCCTTAACTATCATTAGCTGGGCTGAAGCCTCTTGGAATTTAATCTGTGCTTTCTGGTACTGGCGCAGGTGCTCAAGCATATCCCCCTCAACAAAGCATAAAAGGGCGTTATCTACTCCATTTATCTCTGGGCGACCATCATCACCAAGCACGTTGATAAATGTCTTACCAAGAACTAAAAGCGTTTTAGCCTCCTTCGGCTTCCTGAGCAGCCTAATTTTTGCCTGACCCGTGGAGTCATTTGGAAGGACAATAAAATTGGCAACCTTACCTGTCTCAGAGAATAGTTTAGGGTCAGTCCTGAACACTGCGGAATAGTCAATAGGTGTAATTTCTTCATCATCCCAAGAAGCTGCTATAGGAAACTGAACCTGAGCGTGGAGGGTTACTTCTTCTGTTTCAGCGGTTACAGAGTAAGATGTTGTACCTAAAGACTCACGCCATATAGCAGAGTTCCAGATCATTTCATACCTACGGTCAATAAAAGACTTAATTAGATTCAGACTTCCCTGATCTGTTTTCTGTAGCTTGTCAGCAATAAACTGAGCCAAGTTAGATTTGGTCAAGCTCCTTCCGTAATATGGTATAGGTGTCATTTTATGAGAAAACTGTATATCCCCAAGGGTTGTAGCTTGAGGCACTGGTTTCGGATTTGCTTAGGTCTGTATTGCAATAGCACGCCCTCACGACCCAATAGCTACCAGAGTGGCTTCCTCCTCCGTGAAGCACGGGAGTACACGCACCATACTCACTTGCGTATGTTGAGCCGCCGCTATTGTAATCAGTAGGATGCGGTAACTTAAATGCGCCTCTAGCTTGATTTGCACTAGCATCCGCCATTCCGCTAACCCATCCAGTATCACTACTAAACCCGCCGCTTGCTTGAGAAACAGTAACCCTGCTCTCCCAACTACTAGAGCTAGTCAAGTCTCCGCCTACAAACTTAAACCAGCCTTGGCAGGAAGAAGAACTATTATCTCTAGACCTAAAGGTTAATGTTCCTAAATCTATTACCTCATTAAGCTCAGGATGCCACATAATCGGCTTCCACGTTCCAGAGACATTAGTCCACGCCTTTCGCACACGCTTAAACTCGCCAGACGCATATACCTGCATTCCGTTGAGCCTGTCCCAAGTGCCGCTATCATTCACATACCAACGAGAAAACCCCTTACCACCAGTAGAGGTATCTGAATCCCAGTTAGATGTGGTCGCCATTTTTAGTTGTAATACTGCAAGTGAATGTCACCGTCACTTCCGCCAGATGGAGTGCTGGTTGAGTAGGTGTAAGTCGGGCCAGAAACACTCCCCCAAGACGGAGTTGCTCCTGTACCGCCAGCGGTAAGTACCTGCCCATTTGTGCCAGTGCCTAGCAACTCAGGTGCTCCATCTGCGCCATAAACTAATACGTCACCCTGAGTGCCGTCCCCTATTTTGGCTAGAGTAATAGAGTCATCTGCTATCTTTGCTGTAGTTATAGCAGAATCAGCTACCATGTCTGTGGCAACTTGAACCTCCCCTACCTCACCAGCCGTGGCTGCACCTAGCAATCTATTGTCAGTGGCAGTGTCCTGAATCTTAGCGTAGGTAACGGCGTCATCGGCAACCTTAGCTGTAGTTACATTAGCGTCCAGTATCTTTGTGGTTGTTACAGCACTATTGTTAATCTTAGCTGTTACTACTGCATTGTCGTTAATGGTAGCATTTCCTACTAGATTGTTAAGATCACCGTGAGTTACGGATTGACCCGATGTGAATGTTGTACCACCCGTTAAGTCTGGCATTTTATTCTGCTTTCTTTTTAGCTAGTGCTGACCACACCAAGCCAATGATTGTAATTACTGCGCCAACCAAGGCTTCCACCTCAGTCTCCGCAACCATTCCTCTAGCTACTAATGCGCCTCCACCCGCTGTTAGGATGTGACGAATTATTCCGTTAAGGATTGAGTCTTTATTTTTAATATCCACTTTTGCTCCTTTTTTTTGCTTTTTTATTGGCAGTGGTTCTAGCCATTCCTTTTTTGCTTATGCGTTTCTTAAAGTCCGCCTTGCTCTCATTCTTGTATATTTTTTTATTTGGCATATTATCCTCCGAATATCTTACTTAACGCTAATCCTCCACCCGCTGATCCTGCGCCGACAGCCCCTAAGAGCCACCATTTGAATGTCTCTAACTTCTCAATTCTTACCTGATGGTCGTCTAATTGTCGAATCATTCTGTCAAGCTTATCTGTATTTCCTACCTGCCTCGCCTCCATGCGGGTTAGAATAGAGTCAATACTGTCTGGGTTGTATTCGTTCATACTAGCACTTCCACCTTTTGCGGGCTTGATTGAGGCGAGAGTTTGGGTCTTTCGCTGCTTTTGGGAACTTCTTAGCTTGTCCCGCTGATCTAGCGCAGTAAGATTTTCGCCGCTTAGAGTCCTTGCTTCCCGCCTTAACTTTGCCAGTTACAGCAGTCTTTAGCTTTGATCCGGGATTTGCCCGTCGGTGAGCAGCTACACCTTTCTTAGTCATTCCTGCCCCTGACTTGGTGGGACGGTAGTTAGCCCCCTTGCCCTTTGTGGTTCTGGCGATTGATTTAGGCATCCTTCTCCTCCTCTTCCCCAGCTTCCATCCGGTCACGCTCGGCCTGTTCGTTTGGATTCAGCGGCCATTCCTGTTTAATCTTGTCAAAATCTTTGTAGCTTTCGGCAGCGTTGTATTCGCCTTCCAGACGATCCGCCTCTGCAATCACTGCTGCACGGTATTCGGCCCAATCCTCTGCCACCGCTCGGCCACGCTCTACGCTGGCAATCACCATCCAATCGGATTGAGCTAACATCTTCCCAGCAGTGTCTTTAGCCCGAACAATGCCGTCACTCTTCTCACGCTCCAGCGGCGCACGAACTACTGGCGGCTCTTCAGGCGTAACCCAGCTTATCCCTTGCGCTTCCTTGTCAGCCTCCGTGGACACCCGAAGCCAGTTGGCGGGGAATGAAATGTTGTTATGGCTGAACGCCTTGTCTAGCGGAAGTGCGCGTCCTTCTGTTGTAATATATGGCATAGTAAATCCCTATCTGGCGTTGCTTGGTGCTGCGAACGGCTGTTCAGCCCACGAACAAAACACATAATCGTATGCGGAATTGTTCATAGCAGTTGACTCCACATTGATTTGGAATCCGTTTGAAAGTATGTCTATTTTGTAGCCGGAGTTAGTTGTCTCTGATGTGCTGCTATTGGCCTGAAGGTAGTTAACCGTTTCATTGTAAGTATCCCTAACTGCATCAAACATCATCCAGCTACCTGATGTAGTTGTGTTTTTGAGCCAGACCATTTTCGGACGATGGCCCGTGTAAACGAAAACGCCATTGCTTCCCGCTCCTTTGTAGGAACCAAATTTGGAATAGCCCTCGACAGACGCCCAAGCGTACATAATGTATTCTAACCCGTTTTCGTTTGCGTAATGCCCGTAACCGCC